ATGGAACAAAAGAAAGAAAAGATTACCCGCGACTGCCTACGAGCCATGAAGATAGGCGATACGGTGGTGGTAGAGTGCAAAGACGGCTACGATTTGGATAGCCAAAAAAACACTGCGTATGCGATGCAGAAAATGGAAAACTGCCGGTTTGCCTGCAAATCGGACGGACTGACATTAACCGTAACGAAACATGGTATCAGTTAAACCCGTGTGCGACCCGGATAGACGCTACAGCCAAAAGGAAGCGGCGGAACTGCTGGGCGTGGAACGCCACACAGTCAGACGCTGGGAGGTTGAGGGCTGGATACGCTTTCAAGTGCGCAAAGCCGGACGGGCGAAGTTTACCACTGGCAAACAGATTATCAAGTGCTGGGAAACCACCTATTTATAACAATTCAAAATTAACGAGATATGAAAGCGATTTATTACTGCATCCTTTTCGTGCTGGGCTTCATAGCCATAATCGGCATTTTCTCAGAGCCGGAGCCAGCATTAGACATGGTACGCTGGACTACTGTTTTTGTTGTATCGAAGTCCGTAGGCTTTGCCGCCGGATATATCGCGTACCGTCTGATGGTGCGCTGGGAAAAAGAGGGAAAGATAAAGTTACCCGATGATGACGAAGCATAAAACCTATCTACTATGGCTATCAACTTCAAAAAGCTAAAAGCGCAAATCAAACCGTTTAAGCCGGAAACTAAAAACGGCTACATCTTTATCGCTACCGATGAGCAAAAGAAAAACGGTGTATGCAGTGTGGCTAAACCGGGAAGCAAACGCGGCTTACTATCCGCTTTAGTATGGTTTATCCAGAATGACGCAGATTTCAAAAAAGAATTTACCCTATAAATCAAACAAGTTATGCAACCAATCCAGATTAACGTACAGGTTAGTATCGGACTTAACAGCGAACTATTTACGCTGCTTTCGTCCGTAGTGAACCGTCCGGCGCAGGTGGCGGAACTGCCAGCAGCACCGAGGAACAAGAAACCGGCAAAGCCCCAACCGGAACCGAAGCCGGAAGTAACCAACCAGCCGACCCCGACCGATGGCCAGGCCACAGCATCCGAAGAACCGGAACCGCAGCCAGAAGCGGCAAAGCCGGAACCGGAACCAGCCCCGGTGCAAGAGCCTGCACCCGAACCACAGCAGGAACCGGAACCAGCCCAAGAGGGGGCAAAAGAGTACACGGAGGTAGATGTACGGGCGGCTATGGATAGAACCCGTAAGCGCATAGAGGGCGAAAACTATAAGGAAAAGCCCGACAGCGAAGGGTACAAAAAGTGGCACCGGGTACTGACCGGGTGGTTTAAGAACACCGCCGCAATCTATGGAGCGGAAAAGCCAAGCGCATTACCCGACAGCGAGAGCCGGGCGAAATTCATAGCGTGCTGCGATGCCGTGTGCGTGAAAGGTGATGAACTGGTAGAAGATTGTCCGTTTTGACCTATGGGAGCGCACGCACTATTAAGCCCGTCCGCCGCGCACAGGTGGATTAACTGCACAGCCGCACCGCGGCTGGAGGCGACAGTAGAGGACAGCGGCAGCAGTTATGCCGCAGAGGGAACATTAGCGCACGCCTACTGCGCTATGAAGCTGAAAGAGTTTTTAGGCCGTGACATTTCCGATGAGGCGGCATGTTATCCCGACAGGGATAGCCAGTACCACACCGGGGAAATGGACGAATACACGGACACATACAAAACTATCGTACTGGAGAAGTACAACGCCGCACGCGCCAGCGTGGCAGATGCGCAGCTGCTGATAGAAACCCGTCTGGATTTCAGCAATTATATCCCGGACGCTTTCGGTACTGCCGATGCTATCATAATCGCAGACGGCACTATGGAGGTGATAGACTTCAAGTATGGCAAAGGCGTTAGGGTATCCGCATACCGAAACCCGCAGATGATGATATACGCGCTGGGCGCATACGACCGGTTTAACTTCGAGTACAAGATAGACCGGGTGCGCATAACCATAGTACAGCCGCGTATCGACAACCTAAGCGAGTTTGAGTTATCCGTATCCGATTTGCTGGCATGGACGGATGAAACGCTGATACCGAAAGCAAACGAGGCATACGGCGAGAACGGCGTACAGGTGCCGGGCGACTGGTGCCAATTCTGCAAAGTGAAAAGCATCTGCCGAGTGCTTACTCAGAAATGCACCGGCGCAGCCTCAGACCACCCAGACCCGAAACTGTTAAGCCCGGAAGAACTGGCCACGGACGTACTGCCGCTGCTGGCTACGGTTAAGACATGGTTAGCAGGCGTGGAGGATTACGCGCTACAGCAGGCGTTAAACGGCATACAGTTACCCGGCTGGAAAATCGTAGAGGGGCGCAGCGTCCGGAAGATTACCGACCAAGAAGCCGCAGCCGTGGCACTGAACAAAGCCGGATACAAGACCACCGAGATATACAAGCCGCAGGAACTGCGAACCATTACCGAACTGGAGAAGCTGGTAGGAAAGAAACAGTTTGCCGCTATCTGTAGTGACTATATCAAAAGGCGGCGGGGAAAACCGACACTGGCACCGGAAAGCGACAAACGCCCGGCGATAGACCCGGTAGCGGACGATTTCAAAAACATAAACCTATGAGCCTATGCAGGTAGTGTTTGATTTCGTTATGCAGCATCCGTTTTGGGCTTTGTATCTGGCTATCCTGCTGGGCATAGCGGTACACGGATTTAGAAGCAACAAAGACAAATAAAGTGTTTAACATCAAAATTTTACAGAAATGATTACACCAATCGTAAAAGAAACCAAAGTAGTTTTCGGCCCGTGCCGACTGAGTTACACCCACGTATTTAGCAAGTTTGCCCCGGACGGTGACACCGCCAGCGGCAAGTATATGACAAACGTACTGATACCGAAAGAGGAAAAGGAAACCATTAAGGCTATCCAGCAGGCTATCGAAACAGCCAGAAAATCCGGTATCGTATCGAAGTGGGGCGGCAAAGAACCTAAAAAACTGGATATGCCGCTGCGTGACGGCGATACAGACAAAGACGATGACGATGTATATGCCGGACACTTCTACGTGAACGCAAAGAGCAACACGCGCCCCGGTATCGTAGACAAGAACAAAGCCCCTATCGTAGATGAGGACGATATATATAGCGGCGTTTGGGCTATCGTGTCGGTAACATTCTACGCCTATGACGTAAACGGAAACCGTGGCGTGGCGTGTGGGCTTAACAACATTATGAAATACAAGGATGACGAGCGACTGGGCGGCAGAGCATCTGCCGAAAGCGACTTTGCCGACCTTGATATGGAAGATGACGAAGATTTGTAACTGACTACTGACATTTGCCCGGTGTGGGTGCATCCTGCACCGGGCTATTAAAAGGAAACGATATGCAAGAGATATTATTAACCATAGCGGAGCGATGCCACGCAGCGGCAACGAAGCGAGGCAAGGATACCACGGGTGTAGGCTGCATCCAATCTTTGCGCATGGAACTGTGCGAATACTGGAAAGCCGCCGACAAAGCCACAGAAACGCCCGAATTTGACGAGATAATAGCGCAGGCGGGGAAACTATCGGATAAAGATTTTGCGGCGTTCTATGGGGCTAAAATCCACAATACGGCGACCGATGAACTGGCCGACATTCTGATAGTGGCGGCTACGTGGCTGTGGGAAGCAAAGACCGAAGCAGGCGGTAATTTCCATCCCGGCAGGTCTATAGATGTTATGCTGCTGACCGGTGCCGTGCAGTTTGTCTGCGGACAGATGGCAGACCAGCACGACATAGAGAGGCTGCGCACTGTGGTTAATCTGAAAATGCGGTATAACGAGCTGAGAAAGGATTAGACGATGCGCGAGATAGGGATAGACATAGAAACCTACAGCAGCCACGATTTGAAAAGCTGCGGCGTTTACCGCTATGTGGAGGCACCGGATTTCGCCATACTGCTGTTTGGTTACTGCGTAGACGGTAGCCCGGTATCGTGCGTGGATTTGGCGCAAGGTGAACAGATACCAGCCGAAGTGTTTGCCGCACTGACAGACCCGCAGGTGGTTAAGACCGCATTTAACGCAGCTTTTGAGCGTGTTTGTATCGGCAGGTATTTTTTCGGCAAGCCATTAGACCCGGCGCAGTGGCGGTGTACGATGGTGCGGGCAGCACGCATGGGCCTACCGCTATCGCTGGAGCAATGCGGCGAAGTGCTGAGGCTGGAGAACGGAAAAATGAAAGAGGGCAAAACGTTAATCCGCTATTTTTCCACACCGACCAAAGGCAAACGGCATTTGCCAACGGATGCACCGGACAGATGGGAGGTTTTCAAGCAGTACAATATCCGGGACGTTGAGGTAGAGCAGCAAATATTAGCCAAAGTGCGCAGGTTGGAACCGGCGGAGTTTGACGAAAGACTGTACACGGTAGACCAACGGATAAACGACCGTGGCGTGCTGCTGGATAGGCAACTGGCTGAAAACGCTACGCGCTTTGATGATGAATATAAAGCGCAGCTGCTGGAAGAAGCCAAAGCCCTAACCGGTATGCCGAACCCAAACAGCCCGGCGCAAATCAAAGAGTACCTGCACAGGGCTACCGGTCTATCCATTGACAGCCTAAACAAAAAAAATCTGGATGATATAGAAAGTCAGCTAACCTACTGGCCAAAGGCACAGAAAGTTTTACGCATTAGGCGTGAAATGGGCAAAACGTCTACAAAAAAATACTGCGCTATGCTGGAGTGTGTCTGCGATGACGGACGGATACACGGGCTTTTGCAATTCTACGGCGCAGCCCGTACCGGACGCTGGGCAGGCAGGCTGGTACAAGTGCAGAACCTACCGCAGAACCATTTGCCCGATTTGGACTATGCGCGGACGCTGGTTAAGGCAGGCGATTTAGACGATTTCGAGCTAAACTACGCTAACCCCACTTATGTACTATCCGAACTGATACGCACGGCTTTTATCGCAAAGTCCGGCTGCACATTCCATGTCTGCGACTTTTCGGCGATAGAAGCACGGGTAATAGCGTGGCTGGCTGGGGAGCAGTGGGTATTGGATGTATTCCGTGCGGGCGGTGATATTTACTGCGCTACCGCCAGCCAGATGTTTAAGTGCAAGGTAGAGAAGCACGGCGAAAACGCAGAGCTTCGACAAAAGGGAAAGATAGCCGTACTGGCACTGGGCTACGGCGGCGGCGTGGCTGCGCTGGAGAACATGGGCGGTAGCCGTATGGGGCTGAGCCAGCAGGAAGAAAAAGACATTATGACCCGCTGGAGGTCTGCAAACCCGCGCATAGTCAAGTTTTGGACTATCATAGAAACCGCTGCTGTACGCGCCATAAAGTACGGCGAAGAAGTGACCATTAACCGGGGCATAGTGGTATCGTACCGCTGGGGTATGCTGCTTATTACCCTACCGTCCGGGCGCACTATCTGTTACCCGCGTGCCACTATCGGAGTGGAAACCGGGGACGGATGGAGAGGCGATCACGAGATTATAGAGTATGAGGGACTGAACCAGACTACGAAGAAGTGGGAAAAGATACGCACCTATGGCGGAAAGCTGACCGAGAATGTGGTACAGGCTATCGCCCGTGACATTCTGGGCTATATCATTCTGAGAGCCGACAAAGCGGGGCTTAATATCGTATTCCACATACACGATGAGATAGTGGTAGAAGCGGAACCGGGGCAGACCCTACAGGACGTGGAAGCCATTTTTTGCAAACCTATTGGCTGGTGCCGGGATTTGCCGCTGAAAGGCGCAGGTTATACGACACCATACTACCTAAAAGACTAAGAATATGACAGAAAGACGATTTTTAAGATTTTACTACGCCGCTATAAAGCGGTACGGTGATAAACGCTGGACTGCACACCACGATGTAATAGAGTTTAACCCTAACTACACGGTGAGCGTTAGCGGTCTGGAGAAAGAAGATTTTGACTACAGGGACGATAAGCCCTATGTAGTGGAGTTATCCAACGGCACTAAATTTCTGTGCTTTTTCCACGGCTTCGGTGACGGGCTGGAGGATGAGATACTGAGCGCACGGGGCGAAGCCGCTAACAGCTATGTAGGCGATGAGTGCGTAGCGAAAATAAAGAAGAACATTAACAAATTAAACCAGTATTGATATGTGCAAATTAACAAATGAACAGATGCTGCGTTACTTCATATTTAAGGATTGCGGCTTTGATGAGGAAATAGCAAAGAAAAGTTATGATTTCGTGATGGGTAACGAACCGGAGCCACAGCCGGAGAGCAAACCGACTACCGAACTGGCAGACGGCATTTATCTGATGTACGGAAAAACGGCTGTGCCATATACCGGGTATGAAGTATCGAAAGACGGTAAGGAGGGCTGCACGGGTATAGGCGTAAAATTCGGCGGCAAATCGCTGGTGCTGGCATTGACCGACATAAGCGATGACGATGTAGAACTGACAACACAGCAAGGCGGCACACGCTTTATTACCGACTACCACCGTGCCGCAGAGGACATGGACGGCAAGACCGCCACAGACGATATACGCGACATTCTGAATATGGGTATATCTGATGATGAGTACATACCAAGTCTGGGCGAACTGTATTTTATTCTGGCACACTTTACCCGGATTAACGCTGCACTGGAAGCCGTAGGAGGCGAACCGCTGCGTAATGATTGGTACTGGAGCAGCACACAGTACAGCGCGACCAATGCGTGGCTTTTGAACCTCTACACTGGCAACGCGAACTACTACGCTAAGGCTACGTACCAGAATCGAGTTAGGCCCGTTTCAGCATTTTTACCCCTAAACAGTTAATCTTTAGCAGTTAAACTTTAGCCCGGCGAAAGCCGGGCATTAAATACCCAGATATGAAATACTTTGCTTCATGCAGTTTTGGAAAAGATAGCGTGGCTACTGTGCTGCTGGCACTGGAGCATAACGAGCCACTGGACGAAATTCTGTTTACGGAAGTGATGTTTGACCACGCCAGAAACATATCCGGCGAAATACCGGAGCATATAGACTGGATACATAATACAGCCATACCACGATTTGAAGCTATGGGAGTGAAAACACGCATTTTGCACAGTGACCGGGACTATATGTATTTTTTTCAAAACACCGTAGGGGGGGGGAAGCACGTAGGCAAGATATACGGCTTTCCGCTGGCTGGCAGATGTACCATAAACCGGGACTGCAAAGTAAAGCCGATAAAACAGTATCTGCGGAATTTGGGCGAAGATGTTACGGAGTATATAGGTATCGCCGCAGACGAACCGAAACGGTTACTACGATTGAACGACCGCAAAATATCGCTGCTGGCAAAATACGGATATACTGAGGCAACGGCAAAGGAACTATGCGAAAAACATAACCTGCTATCCCCTATTTACCGGATGGATACACGGGGCGGCTGCTGGTTTTGTCCTAATGCCAAAATATCCAGCCTATCCCGTCTACGGAAACTGCACCCGGATTTGTGGCAGGAACTGGAAACACTAAGCCACACGCCTAATCTGTGCAGCACCGGATTTAAGTACGGATTAACGCTACAGGATGTGGCACTGAAAATAGACAAATTCGACAAAAGACAAAAAGAAATTATGGAGATACGAGAAAAACAACTAACACTATTTCCGGAATTAGACCCACCAGTACCGGGGGGGGGTGCTATGTAGTATAGACCATGACAGAGCCAGACGGGCAAAATGGCGGGTGTATTTCAAAAATGGAAATTACCGTGATGTCTGCGGCTGGTGCCTAAAAAGGTTTAAGGACGGCGGCGACTGCGCCGGAATAGTAGACAAAATAGAAAAATTATAATCTAAATATGGAAACTAATAACAATAGCCGCGAGGATGAAAAACCGAGAAACTGCGGTAACTGTGCGCTTTGCATACATACCTATATGGGCAGTGAGTGCAGCCTAACTGACAATGCAGTAGATGATGCGCAGGACGGCTGTATAGACTATATCCCGGAGGATGAGCGATGAACGAAGATAAATTAATCAGCATAACAGCCAGCATAACGGCAGAACAGCTGCACAGGCTGTACGACCGTCTGGAGGATGAGGCGAAGCCCTACGCGCTACGTGTGGGTACAAGCCAAGAAAAGCACAGGACGGTAACAATCTACTGTGACGCAGAAAATGTGGCGTATTTCCAAAACATTATAGACCATGAAATTTAATAAGCTGAAATATGATTTTACGATAGATTTAGCCACAGCGCACAGCCGGGTATCGAAGAAGTGGCGTAACCGGCACTGGCAATGGTCTGAACTGCTGGAGCGGTGCAGCGAAACGAAGCGCACCGGAGAAACGGCGGCGGAATACGCACGCATGAGCAGAGAGGAACAAAGCAACGTAAAGGATGTGGGCGGTTTTGTCGGCGGGTATCTGAGCGGCGGAATACGCAAAAATACAAATGTGCTGTACCGCAGCGTGGCTACGCTGGATATAGACTACGGCACGGTAAACGTGTGGGATGACTTTACTATGGCTTTCAACTTTGCGGCAATGCTGTACAGCACGCACAAGCACAGCGAGGCCACGCCCCGGTACCGTCTGGTATTTCCACTAAGCCGACAGGTAACACCGGCGGAGTACGAGCCGCTTTGCCGGAAGATAGCAGCCGAGCTGGGTATAGACCTTTTCGATGATACCACCTACGAACTGCCGAGGCTGTTTTACTGGCCCAGCACGTCCAAGGATGCGGATTTCGTGTTTGAGTACCAAGACGGCCCGGCGTGCAACGTAGACCAGATACTAAGCCAGTATGTAGACCCCTACGATGTGAGCGCGTGGCCGATGTCAAGCAGGGAAAGCACGGTAATAGCGCATGAGATTAAGAAAGCGGGCGACCCCACGGAGAAGCCCGGACTAATCGGCGCGTTTTGCCGGGCGTACACCATAGAGGAAGCGATAGAGCGTTTTCTATCCGACTGCTACGAGCCGACAGGCACACCCGGACGGTACACGTACAAGCTGGGCAGCGTGGCGGGCGGTCTGGTGTGCTACGAAAACAAATTTGCATATAGCCACCACGAAACAGACCCTGCAAGCCGCCAGCTGTGCAACGCTTTCGACCTATGCCGGATACACCTATACGGCGCAAAGGATGAGGGCAGCAGGGCTACGGACGTAACCCGCAAACCGTCCTTTGCGGCGATGCAGGAAATGGCGGCGGCTGACAAAAACGTAAAACTGCTGATGGCAAGGGAGCGCAGCGCGTCCGTGGCTGATGACTTCGGCGATGTGGAAATGCCGGAAGATTATAACGATGAGTGGAAAGCCGAACTGGAGTACACCAAATCCGGCAAACTGCTGTGCAATATCCAAAACATAATACTGGTGCTGGAAAATGACCCTGCACTGAAAGGGCGAATTACGCATGATGAATTTACAGGCTATGACGTTATAACAGGCGGTCTGCCGTGGAACCGGCAGGCAACACAGTGGAGCGACCGGGACGATGCAAATTTGCGGGTATGGCTGGAACGAAACTACGATATAACGGGAAAAGACAAAATATATGACGCTTTGGCGGCGATACTGACCCGGCACAGCTACCATCCTATCCGGGACTATCTTAACGGGCTGCACTGGGACGGCACGCCCCGGCTGGAGCGTCTGATAATAGACTATATCGGCGCAGAGGATACGGAACTAAACCGCACCATGACGCGCAAGCATTTCACTGCGGCGGTAGCCCGGATATTCCAGCCCGGCTGCAAGTACGATTACTGCCTAATCCTCACAGGCCCGGAGGGTGCGGGAAAATCTACGCTGCTGGGAAAGATGGGCGGCAAATGGTTTAACGACAGCATAACGACCACAGAGGGCAAAGAGGGCATGGAGCAACTGCGTGGCGCATGGATTATCGAAATGGGCGAACTTGCCAGTATCAAGCGCAGCGATGTAGAGAGCGTGAAAGCCTACCTATCCAAACGGGATGACAGTTACCGGGCGGCATACGGCAGGCGGAAAGAGAACCACCCACGGCAGTGCGTTTTCTGCGGTACGACAAATGAGGCGTTATTTCTAAAGGGTGACAACGGAAACCGGCGTTTTTGGGTAATAGCCGTAGACCCTGCACTGCGCAAATACCAACACTGGCAGGAGGCGTTAGACCGCGACCGTGACCAGATTTGGGCGGAAGCGGTGGAATACTACCGCAGGGGCGAAAAACTGTATCTGGATGACCAGCTGGAGGCGCAGGCACGCCAGAGGCAGGAAGCATATAACGATGACAGCGACGACCCGATAGTGGCGATGCTTCATAAGTTTCTGGACATGAAACTACCGGCGGACTGGCCCACACGTGACATACCGGACAGACGCAGGTACATACGCACGCCAGACCCGCTACAGGCGGACGGCGTGGAAATGCGCAGCCGGGTATGTGCTGCTGAGTTTATTTGCGAACAGCTGGGCAGGGACATTTCCGACAAAGAATTTAAGTACATGGCACGGCGTGTAAACAAGCTGATAGACGCACTGCCTAACTGGGAGCGAGTAAGCACCAGCAGGCACGCGGAAAGATGGTACGGAACGCAGCGAGCATTTAAGCGCATAGATAAGGCAGAAAATGAGGAAGATATTTAGTAAACAAAACGGCATTTGTAAACAAAAACATAAGAGCATGAGAGGAAACGATAAAAGAAATGATGTAAACACGGTTTTTTTGTTTACAGGTTTGTTTACAAGTTTTGTTTACATATAAAATGCTAAATATCAATCATTTATATTATTTGTAAACGAAGTAAACGATAAATATATAGAAAGTAGATAAGTAATGTAATAAAGAGATATAACCCTACTTATACAGATAAAAACGCATATCTGTACGCACGTAAGGGGTATTAATAGAGAACCGAAAAATTTTGTTTACGATGAAACAGAGTATAGAAAAGATAGTGAAGCACGCCGAAGTATCGGAGAAAGCGATAGAGCAGTATTTAACCGACAGCGTAAAAAAACTGGGTGGTATCTGCCTAAAGTACAGTAATCCCGGCATGGTAGGTTTTCCCGACCGTGTTTGCCTGCTACCGGATGGTGTAACCCTATGGGTGGAGCTGAAAAGCAAAGGGCAGCAGCTGCGCACCATGCAGCGCATACGCATATCGCAGATGCTGCATTTAGGACACACGGTTAATGTGTGCAAGAGCAAAGAGGATATAGACCGGATGTTAGAACCCTATAAAACCAGCAGACCATGATTTTTAGACCATACGATTACCAGCGTACAGCGATGCAGTGGATTATCGACAAACCCCGGTGCGGTCTGTTTCTGGATATGGGGCTGGGCAAAACGGTATCCACGCTGACAGCCCTACAGTGGCTGATAGATGACTGCGAAATTAGCCGGACTTTGGTAGTAGCCCCGAAAAAGGTAGCCGAAACCACATGGAGTACGGAGGCGGAAAAGTGGGAGCATCTGCACGACCTACGGGTGGTTAAGGTTATCGGCACGGAGAAACAGCGGTGCATGGCTTTGGCGCAAAAAGCCGATGTGTATGTGACAGGGCGCGATAACTTTGTTTGGCTGGTGGGCAAATACGGCGGCAAACTGCCGTTTGACGCACTGGTTATAGACGAACTGACCAGTTTTAAGAGTGCCAAGAGCGAAAGGTTTAAGGCGATGCGCATAGCCCTACCGAGCGTTAAGCGCGTTATCGGTTTGACCGGAACGCCTGCACCAAACGGGCTGATAGACCTATGGGCGCAGATGTACTGCATAGACCAAGGCGAACGGCTGGGCAAATCCATTACCAAGTACCGGGAAACCTACTTTGAAACGCACAAGTGGAATAACATAATAGTGCGCTGTGACGTGAAAAAAGGCTGTGAGGACATTATACGGAACAAAATAGCCGATATATGCCTATCCATGCAGGCAAAGGACTATTTGCAACTGCCGGAAATGATTACCGACACGGTTAAGGTCTATTTGAGCGACAAGACGATGGCGGCGTACACGAAGTTTGAAAAGGAAAAGGTTTTGGAGTTTCAAGAGGAACACGGAAACGAGCCTGCAAACATTCTGGCAAATTCCGCAGCCGGGCTGATGAACAAGTTAAGCCAGTACGCTAACGGTGCTATCTACGATGAGGATATGCAGGTACACAGCATCCATAACGAGAAATTAGACCGTCTGGCAGAAATAGTGGAAGCCGCCAACGGCAGCAGTGTATTAGTATTTTACCAGTACAAGCACGATATACCGCGCATAACGTCCCGGCTGAAAGGCTATACGGTGCGCGTATATCAAGGTGAAAAGGATTTGAAAGACTGGAACGCCGGAAAAGTGGACGTGCTTCTGGCACACCCTGCAAGTACGGCGTATGGGCTGAATATGCAGCAGGGAGGCCACTATATCGTATGGTTTGGCACCGGCTGGAATTTGGAACTATACCAGCAGGCAAACGCCAGACTGCACAGGCAGGGGCAGCAGTACCCGGTTACTGTGTACAGGCTTATTTGCGCCGGTACTGTGGATGAGAGAGCCAGCGCGGCTTTGGAGGGGAAGAAAGGCGTACAGCAAAGTTTATTAGATAGCCTTAACTACTTAATCCGTAAACACAGTGAGCAATAGAAAGCGCGTGAACATATCATTAGACCCGGAAACCTACGAGAAACTACAGCAGGTACAGAGGGAACACAGGTTTAAGAACCTATGCGAAATGCTGACCGCATTAGCGCATATTCTGATAGACCGTATGGAAGTGGCGGCAAACAGGAAATACGACCTACCGGAAGATGACGGGCAGTATATAGACAGTATGTTTGATGACTTGAGCAACACACAGAGAGTACCGGACGGAACGGTACCAGTTAGGCATAATAGTAAGAAACTTAGATAGCATATATGACTATGGCAAAGGATAAGGATTATAATAAGTTGATACACACGGTTAAGTGGCTGCGGCTTCGGCGTGATACACTGACAGCACACCCGCTTTGCCAAAGGTGCGAAGCTGAGGGAAGAATAACACCGGCTACGGAAGTACACCACATACGCCCGGTGGAGGAAGCTATTACTATGGCTGACAAGATGCAGCGTATGTATGATGTACACAATCTACAGGCACTATGCCACGACTGCCACGTTAAGACACATACGGAGTTAGGCAGATGCGGCAGGGAGGCGACACGCAAACGCAACACAGAACAGGTACAGCAGGTGATAAAAAAATTTTTTGGCTGCGGTTGAGTTTGGGGCCGGGGGTGGTTTTTTAATCGGGGGTGTACCCCGTTAAACCTCGCCCCCAGTCTTGTTTTTTCGTATGTAAAATTTTGGAAATGCGGTACTTTGGACTAAATCAAACAAAAAACGAATAAATATACAGGAAAAATGGCGAAAACTGTAAACGAGTATAAGACGGAGATAATCAAGGTGCTAAAAGCGCACCGGCTGTATAGCAAAGGTCTGGATATGCAGGTTTTATCATTAGCCAGCGCGATGCGTAATTTGGAAATGGCTAACGAGCAGATAGACGGGCTGACCGAAACGACAGTGTGGGAAAAAACCCGCTACGGTGAGAAGCTGGCACCACACCCGGTTTTCAAAATCGCAAAGGAGGCGCAGGAACTGATAACCCGGCAAATGAAGTCTTTAGGATTGACCGCCGAAGATTTGGCCGGTGAGGTTGAGGATGACCCGCTGGCAGACCTTACAAAAAAACTGACCAAGAAACGCAAACAGCCAAAGATAATCAAACCCGGTAAGACTGAATGACAGAAGAAGAAAAAGACAGGCTGAGGCAAGCCAAAGAGGACGTAACCGGGCTACTGACCGGCACGGACATAGACAGATACCGGCTAACCGAAGTGGATAGCCGGTTAGATGACTATGTGCGTGAAGTGGCGGGCAACCCGGATGCGCACAACCTATATGAGCAGCTGGCAGTAGCCCGGTTTTTTCATTTGTGCGATAAGTACGGTATCAATGCTACGGAGGTGTGGCAGTTTTGCGACTTCTACGAAAGTCTGTATTTTCCCGGTAAGACCGGGCAGCAGCGGTACAGGCTGACCCCGGTACAGTATTTCCAGTTTGCCAGCATCTTTGCTTTTTGGCAGGACGGCAGGCGGGTAGTCCGGGAAGTGGTGCTGTGTGTACCGCGAAAATTCAGCAAAACGACCAGCACAGCGTCTTTGGCCATATATGATTTGCTGTATGGCGATGCAAATGCGGAGAGCTATACAGCCGCCAACAGCAACGACCAAGCTAAAAAATGCTTTGACGTGATACGTGGCTGTATGCGGAAGTTAGACCCAAAGGAACGCCGGTACGTTATCAATGAGCAGACCGTAAAAAGCAGGCGGAAAGACCGCACGGCATTTGCCCAGTGTCTGACAGCCAACGCCCGGACGAAAGACGGACTGAACGCCAGTACGGTTATCATGGATGAGTTTAGCCAAGCGCGGGACAGTGAACTGCTGACCGTGCTAACTACGTCTATGGGTGTGCGGGAAAATCCGCTGACCGTGATAATAACCACTGCGTCTGATGTATTCGATGGCCCGTTTTACGAAATGCTACAGGGCTACAAATCCGTGCTTCTGGGAGAGTATGAGGATGACAGTTTGTTTGCTCACATATTCGAGCCGGATTTAGACGACCCGGAAGATGAGGAAAGCACGTGGCGCAAGGTACACCCGCATTTGGGCGTAACGGTTAGTCTGGACTTCTACAGGCACGAATACACAAACGCACTGCGTAACGGCAGTGAGGCTATGTTAGCTTTCCGTACTAAGCTGTTAAACACCTATGCGGAGAATGAGCAACGCAGCTGGATTAGTAGCACGCTGGCACGGCATATAAGCAGACCGATAAGCATAGACGGTATCAAGGGCAGGCCGGATGCGATGGTAGCCATAGACCTAAGCGAAAGCGATGACTTTAGCGCAGTGACTATGGGAATGTACGACAGCAGGCAAAAAAACTTCTATTTCCATACCGCCTATTTTTTCCCGTCCGGCGCACTGCCGGGACACCCAAACGAAAAGCTGTACAGGACATGGGCGGAAAAAGGATTTTTGGTGCTGACTGATGGCGATGTGATAGACTACCGGCGCATAGTGGATTACGTGCTGTACCTTAACCAGCACGTTAGGGTATTGGGTATCGGCTATGACCCGTGGAAGTCGCAGGAAGTTATTAATATGCTGGCTGCGTCCGGTGCCGGGAACGTGATAAAAGGCGTGCGGCAGACCTACGGAGTGTTTACCGCACCGGTGGAAAGTTTCGAGCATGGGGCAAAGACCGGGCATATATTCATTAACGACAACCCGATTAACGCCTACTGCTTTGGTAACGCTGTGCTGGATAGTGACAGGCTGGAGAACTGCAAGCCTATCAAGCGGAAAGCGAGCCAGAAGATAGACGGCGTGATTACGAAACTGATGTGCCTACGGCTATTTATCGACTATGAACGGTGATTTTTAACATTTATTTTTCCAAAGGCTGGTACCAGATACGGCGTTTTCCGGGTAAGGTAGAAGAACATTATATTTTGCGATGGGTATTTTGATTAACATACGGAATTTGTTTAGGCGCGGCGAGCCTGCACAGGCGAAGCAGGAACCGGCGGGGCGGACACCCCGAACCGGCGGCGGCTTTCCTTTGCTTGCATCTGCTAATGCGCTGAACATAGCGACCGTTTACCGCTGTGTTAATCTTTTGGCAGACAGCGTAGCGATGCTACCAGTCCAGTATATGCGCAAAAAGGGCGATATTTTCGTGGAAGACCGCAGCGACCGTATGCACTATCTGCTGAACGTGCAGCCGTGCGAATGGCTTTCGGCTGTGGACTTCTGGCAGCAGGTGGTACGCTATCTGCTGCTGAGGGGAAACGCCTACATAGTGCCGGTCTATGACCTAATTACTATGTCCGTGGCACGTCTGGCACTGGTAGACCCTACGACCGTGGCGCATGATACGGTTAATGACACCTACACGATTAACGATGTCTACGCAGGCATTAGCGGCGTGTATGACGAAAGCGAGATACTGCACATAAAGAACTACAGTATAGACGGAAAAACCGGGCTATCTACCATAGCCTACGCACGCATAGCACTGGATATAACCAGCACAGGCGACCAAGAAACGCTAAACCGGTTTGCCAACGGCGGTAATGTCCGTGGAATTGTCAGCAACGATAGCGGCGTGCGTGGCTTTGGTGAGTACCAAGACAAGGAACTGGAAAAGACGGCTACCGATTTGGATAGCCGATTTAGAGGCGGTGAGCGCATAGTATCATTACCGGGGCAGGTGCAGTTTAGCCCGATTTCGTTAAGCAGTACGGATATGCAGTTTTTGGAAACACGCAAATTTAACGTGCGCGAGATATGCCGTTTTTTCGGTGTGCATCCGTCCTTTGTGTTTGATGACACCAGCAATAACTACAAGTCTGCGGAAATGGCTAACGTGGCTTTCCTCACTAACACGCTTAATCCGGTGCTGCGCAAAATCGAAGTGGAACTGCACCGGAAGTTAGTACCGCCTAATCTGTGCTGCAAACGTAAATTCCAGTTTGACCGGCGCGGGCTGTATGCGTGCGATTTGGATAGCCGGATTAAGTACCAAGCCCAGACGATAGCCGCCGGGCTGTACACGGTGAACGAATGGCGGCAGGAAGAAAACAAGCCAGCCGTAGAGGGCGGCGATACTGTGCTGGTATCCGCCAACCTAAAGAGCATAGAGGAACACACCAAGCAGCCGGAACCGGAGCCAGCACCGACAGAACCAGCCCCGGCAACGGATGAACCAGATACTAACCAGTCCGGCACCACTGAGGAACCGGACGAAAACGGAGATAACAACAATGGCGAAGAATAAGAACACGGTAGTAAACCGAATACTGCACACCGTTACCGATTTGCGGGTAAGGGAGGCGCAGGAGGGCGAAGCAGCCAGCAGAACGATTACCGGCTACGCTATACTGTTTGGCGTGCCGTCCGCACCGCTGTACGACTATGACGATGAGGAAGCACGGGAAGTTATCGCACCGGGCGCAGTGACTAAAGAACTGCTGGACGGCTGCGATATAAAGATGACCATGTTTCACGATAGGCAGCTGATTTTGGCACGGAGCAAGAACGGAGCCGGTACACTGACCTACGGCGTGGATGACAAAGGCGTATATTTCGAGTTTGAAGCACCTAAGACGGTGGACGGTGACAAAGCACTGGAACTGGTTAGGCGCGGCGACATATCTGGCTGTAGCTTCATGTTTAGCACGCACTACTACGACAGCGCGTATGTATCCCGTGACGTGCAGAGGGTGGACGGAAAGACGGTGATAACCTACACGGTTAATGTGATTACCGGGATATACGATTTTACGCTGGCAGCTGACCCGGCATATCCCGATACTAACTGCGAAGCGGAAGCGCGGGAACTGTTTAAGGAACTGCGCACCCCGGAGCCGGAGCCAGAGCAACCGAAGAACGAAGATAAGCTGCGCGAGCAAGTGCGCGAAATGCGCCGCGCTGCTGCGCAATTATTATAACATAAGTTTAACCATAAAAGTTTTTTAGAGTATGCCAAAGACAACAGCAACGAAGAAAACAGTAAACGCACGCCAGTTAGTAGACAAATACCAGTCTAACTGCGACCGCATTAACGAGATTGCGGATTTGTGCGAAAAGGAGCAGCGCGAGCGTACAGAAGCGGAAACCGCAGAGTATAACGCGCTGGTAAGGGAAAACCAGCTGCTGCAAATGAAGATGCAGGCACTGGCAGTAGAGCATCTGCGCGAAAACGCTACCACGGTGGAAGATGCTAACCGCATTATCCGCGAGAACGTAGCCGCAGGCCGCCAGACGCAAATTATGCTGATGCGTGATTTGGTGATGGTGGCTGATGTGACCACGGGCGGTATCGTGCCGGTGAAGATGCAGGACATTTTAGACCCGCTGGTAGAGGGGCTGATTTTGGATAAAGTCGGTCTGCCTATGCCTACCGGTCTGGCTGGTGACTATATCTGGCCCACCTACGAAACTGTGGAGGCAACGATACAGGGTGAGGGCGTGGCACTGACAGACACCGAAATTTCGATGTCCAAACTGACCGCTTCGCCGCAGCGTATCGGTATCGCTATCCCGGTTACACGGCAGGCGATTAACCAGACCGAGGGCGTGGTAGAAATGATTGTTAAGAAGCTGATGCCGCTTTCGGTAACTATGCTGCTTAACAAAATCCTTTTCAGCACCACAAAGGTATCAGGTGCTACCACACTGGTAGGCCCGTTTGTGGCACTGGCAAGCAGCCCGGTAGAAGTGAGTACCGAACCCACGTTTAAGGACTTTAATGGCCTCAAAGCAAAAGTGCTGGCTACCGGCGTGGACGGTGAGCATCTTTGCTGGGTAATGACCAAGGCGCAAAAGGCTATCGCAGAAGCAACCCCGAAAGATGCAGGTAGTGGCATTATGGTTTGTGAAAACGACCATATCGCAGGTCTGCCGGTATTCACTACAAACTATATCGGTGAGGGCTTTATAGGTCTGGGCGACTGGCGTTACCAGCCTATGGGTCTGTTTGGCGACATTTCGTTTATTATCGACCCGTACAGCCAGGCACGCAAAGACGCTGTGGATTTCGTGCTGAATGTGAACTACGGCACTACCACGCTGCGCACAGAGGCTTTTGCGCTGGCAAAGTGCAAGGCAGCAGGCGCGGGCGCGTAAACGGGGTAAGGATTGTAACAGGATAACATAGTTTGATTATGGCTACAGTGGATATAGCACTACTAAAGCAGCACGTTAGGGCTGACGATTTTAGCGATGATGACCAGTATTTGGCGCACTTGCTGGAAGCAGCGGAGCAGTATGTAACTGAGGCGACCAACCGCAGCAGCGATGAACTGCTGGCTATGGGCGGCGGAGAGCATCTGCCAGCCACGCTACAGCAGGCGGTTTTGCTGATAGCCGGACACTGGTACAACCAGCGCGAAGCCGTTAGCGGCGTGCAGATGGCGGAAGTGCCATATACCCTGCAAGCCTTAATCAAACCGTATCGCAAACTGGTAGATGACGTTACGGAATGAGAGCGGGCGCACTGAAATACAGGTTAAATCTGCTGGAGCCTAAACGGGTGACAGACCGCATGGGCGCGGAAACGGTGACATACACCAAGACGCGCACTGTATGGGCTGAACGTGTAAGGGCTACCGGGAGCCGGAGCGAGGAAGTAGGCGAGCATTTTCCGAACTACACAGTAGAGTTTAACATACGGGATGCGCACCCGGTGCAGGAAAACTGGAGGGTGCAGCAGCTGGGCGGCTACCTTTATACCGTGACGAATATCGTACCTAATCTGGATAAAGGGTATAAAACCCTGCTGTGTGAAAGAGTTAATGAATAGATACCATTATGGCCCAAAGCATAGACTACGACGATAAGAATTTGCAGCAGTTATTTGCTGAACTGGAACCGAAGCGCAGACTACAGGCGATAAAAGGCGGTTTTCGCAAGGAAGCCAACAAGGTACGCAAGGTGGCAGTAAACAATCTGCGTAACAGCGTCCATTCCAACAAGGATTTGGAAAAGGGCGTGCGGTCTATCGTATTCAAGCGTAAAGCCGGTTTTCGGGTGACAATCGGAACTAAGCGGGCGGGCAAGAATGGTAAAGGCGAAGCGGGATACCACACCAACCGGCAGGGGCTTAAAAAGCCCGTGTTAATTTGGGTGGAAGAAGGTACTAAGGAGCGAAAGACGAAAAGCAATGGTGGCAGAAGAGCCGCACGGCGCAGGTCTGCGCACAGTACAGGACGGATGAGGCGTTACGGCTTCATGTCCCAGACGCTGAACGGAGTACGGGATACCGTTACTGCCGATATTCATAACATGGTAACTGATAATGTCTTTAGAGTAGCAAAAAAGTATGGCTGTAGGTAAAACAAGTTTAAGTGCTGGTGAAATAATCCGGTCTATCCTTATGTCGGACAGTGAGGTATCCGCACGGGTAAAAAAGATTTTCCCGGTGGTTGAGGACAGCGCGGAACTGCCGTATATCGTGTACAGGCGTGCGCAGATGGAACAAACGCCGGTTAAGTCCGGGCGAGGTGCTGATACTGTAGCCATAGAGATACTGTGCTATACCGAACACTATACCGATGGCGTAGAACTGGCAGAAGCCGTGCGCGGCGCACTGGATGGCGTGCAGGGCGAAGTAAACGGGCTGGTTATGCGCAGCTGCTATCTGGCAGACAGTGAGGAAGCATGGCAGGATGATGCCTATGTACAGCAACTGATGTTTAATGTTAAAATATAGAGATTATGCCCGGAACGACAAAAAACGGATACTGTAACGGCAGTGATATGCTGCTGTATGTGGGTACAAAGGCTGTAGGCAGCTGCACCACCCACACGACTACATTTAACAGTGAAACCAAAGAGCGTGCCGTAAAGCCGGTAGCCAGCAAGGCTATCAGTAGCGGACTTTGGAAGAAGAAAGGCGTAGTAGGTTTGTCGTACTCTATCAGTGCCGAGGGTCTGGTATTCTACGATGAAACCGAGTGCGGATTTAAGGAACTGTTTGCGATGTGGAAAGCAGGCAAACCAGTTACCGTAAAGTGCATGGAGCGTGAGAACACCGACAGACCGTATCTGGCTGGCAGTTGCGTTATCGCTTCGCTGGAGCGTACAGACCCGGCGCAGGATGATAGCACCTACAGTATCAGTCTGGAAAATGACGGTGAACCTACCGTGCTGGACGAAAGCGCGATTACTGAAAACACCGAGCAGGGCGAAAGCTAAAGCAGTAAGATATGGCAAAGATAGAGGTAACTATTAATGGCACAGCGTATCCGTGCCGTCCTACGATGGGGGCTATGCTGCGTTTTAAGAAAGAAACAGGCAAAGAGGTAACGGAGATTACCAGTAACAGCCTGACCGATTTGTGCGCATATCTGTATTGCTGCGTGGCTTCTGCGTCCGCAGCCGATGGCGTGGATTTCAAAATGTCGCTGATGGAGTTTGCCGATGCGCTTAACCCGGAGGATATGACCGCATGGGCTACGCAGATGCAGCAAAACACTGTGGATAATGCCGAGGGATTAGAAAAAAAAAGCTAAAGCCCTACGGCATATTAGATTTACTGGGTATCGCGCTGGGCTGCATACGGCTAAGTTATGACGATTTCTGCAAATTGGATTTTGAAGAATTTGCGGCGGTCTATAAAGCCTATGCAGAACAGCGCGATACTGATTTTAAGGACAACTGGCAACGGATGCGGCTATTAGCCACTATAGTTATACAGCCGCATTTGGATAAACGGTATAAGGTAACGCCGGAAAAGTTACTACCGTTTCCGTGGGATAAAGCGAAAGTGGAGGCGAAGAAGAAACGGAAAGAGATAACGCCGGAGCAACAGCGTAGGCGTATGGAAGATTTGGTTAGAAAATTAGGTGACGAACTAATATAAAAAATACTATGGCGGGCAAAAGCACTATTAGTATAACATTCAAACTGGATGGCGACAGTAAAGAGTTTAAGGAACTGACCACCGATGCGGCGGGGCTTAAAAAAGTCCTACAGTCCGCTATCGCACCAGCGGAAAATCTTAAAAAGTCGCTTATAAACTGGAGCCAAGGCGTACAGGCGATAGATGCCATAACGAACACGGTTAGTACCGTTTCGTCTGCTTTGTCGCAGTTTTCCGACCGTATGAAAGGTTTGCAGTCTGCAAACATAGCGATAACGCAGCTGACCGGGAAAACCGGCGATGAGATGCTGAAACTGCGCAGTAAGGTACAGGCGGTATCGGAACATTTCGGCACGGACTTTAACGAAACGCTACGGGCTGCAAATGCGCTATCCAAAGGCTTTGGTATCAGCATGGAGGATGCTATGAAGCTGGTGCAGGACGGTTTGGTTAGCGGCGCAAACGCAGGCGGTGACTTTATCGACACTGTGCGGGAGTATCCGCGCTATTTCAAGGAGGCCGGACTATCGGCAGAGGATTTTATAGCCATAACCACCAACGCCGCACAGCAGGGCGTGTTTTCCGATAAGGGCGTGGACGTTATCAAGGAGGGTAATTTGCGTATCCGTGAAATGACCACAGCCACGGCAGACGCGCTTAACGGTATCGGCATATCTGCTGAAAAGGTGCAGGCGGATTTGCAAGCCGGAAGTATAACCACGTTTGACGTTATGCAGATGGTGGCGGCGAAGCTGAACGAGTTACCCGCCAGCAGCGCAGCCGTGGGTACAGCCATAGCGGATATTTTCGGAGGCCCCGGAGAGGATGCCGGGCTGGAGTACATAAAGACGCTGGCAAACATACAGCTGAATATGGACGCAGTTAAGGCGGCAACGCAGGGAACTGCGGAACAGCAGGAGCGGCAAATACAGATGCAGGAGAATTTGAAAAACGGATTATCCGGCTTAATTGATTTGTCCGCTATTTATACCGATGTAAAACCCTATGTGGATTTGACCGCACAAATCGGCATGGCAGCTATGGGTATCGGTGGGCTGATTAAGACGGTAAAGGCTATGAACGTGCAGCAGGCGATATTAAAGACCCGCATAGTGGCTGTGGCCGCTGCGCAGAAAATGGTTACTATCGCTACTACTGCGTGGACTGCCATACAAAAGGTGCTTAATCTGGTGCTGACCGCTAACCCGATAGGCTTAATCATTACCGCTATCGGCGCACTGGTGGCGGCTTTGATAGCAGCCTATAAAAACTGCGAGGGCTTCCGGAAGATTGTAGATAAGGTTTGGGAAGCCATTAAGCCGCTGGCAAACGCTATAATGAATGGTTTGGCAAAGGCTTTCGAGTGGCTGGTAGAAAAGTGTAAGGAGGCATGGGAATGGCTAAAAAACATTCTGGGGCTGGGCAAACAGAAAGTGGAGGTAGCGGTAGAGGTATCCAAACCAAAGACACCGGCACCCACGCTGGATATGGATAAGCCCAACGCCTCAGATTATACCTACACCCCTACTGCCGGAGCCGGGAAAGTAACCGGAGCCGCTAAACCGAAGTGGACGGAAGATGCGAGCAACCTAAAAGCGATTTCCGATAACGTCCAAATCCTTAACGAGAAGCTGCAAACAGCATCTGCCGAGGAAGCGGTACTGATTAACCAGCAGATAGAACTATGGGAACAGAAAGCAGATGCCATACGGAACGCTGGCAAGGCTGCGGACGATAATACGCCGCTGTGGAAAGAGGATGCCGATACACTACGTGAGATTAACGATAATATCCAAATCCTTAACGAGAAACTGCAAGACGCTGCAGCCGAGGAAGCAGCAGCGATTAACCAGCAGATAGCCGCATGGAACGCCAAAGCCGATGCCATACGAAACGCAGGCGCAGCCGTGGATAATACGCCGCTGTGGAAAGAGGATGCCAGCAACCTAAAGGAGATAAGCGATAATATCCAAATCCTTAACGACCAGTTACAGACTGCCACTATCGAAGAAGCCGCACTGATTAACCAGCAGATAGCGGCATGGAAAGATAAAGCCGATGCCATTAGGGAGGCAGGGGTAGAAACAGAAAAAGTTTCTATGAGTACCGGAAAGGCTTTGCAGCAGGGCTGGGGCGGTATTAAGAATATAGGCAGCAGCATAGAGGGAATAACCAGCGCACTACAGGGCAACGGCAACGCATGGCAGGTAGTTACTGGTATCATTGACGGATTTATAGGGCTGTACACCGGGATACAGACCGTAGTAGGTATTATCCAGCTGCTGACCGGAGCCAGTGCAGCGCACGCCGCTACTAAGGGCGTGGAGGCAACCGCAGAAACAACGGAGGCAACGGTACGGGCTACGACCGCAGCGACAAACGCCGCAGCCTCAGCAGCCATTATAACGGCAAACAAACTGGAGGCTGCAAGCTGGAAAGAGTTAGCAGCATCCGAATACATGGCGGCACACGCCTACATACCGTTTGCCGGTTTTGGTATCGCTATGGGCTTTGTTACGGCGATGCTGGCAGCTACAGCCGCCGCAGGTATTCCGATGCTGGCAGAGGGCGGTATAGCGTCCGGCCCTACTTTGGCGATGGTTGGCGAGTACGCAGGCGCGAAAGGAAACCCGGAAGTTATCGCACCGCTGGATAAATTGCGTGGTATGCTGGCACAGCCTGCAAGTATGGATTTTGGCAAAGTGGAGTTTGAGATTAAGGGGCGCACACTGGTAGGGATATTAAACAAAGAAAACAATATAACAAAACGCAGTTAATATGAAGTATCTACGATATACAGGCGAATTTGTGAGCCGTGCCGGGACTGTGTGGCGGGTGGATATTATGCAGGAAGCGGACACGGCGTTTGCTTCTGTAGGGGCTTTGGAGTTTCCGGCGGATGCACCGCTGGTTATCGAGTGGCAGCGCGAGGATAAAGAAACAGTGATATTAGGCAGCAACGCTACACTAAAGATAATAAGCCCCGGTGATAGGACATACGAAGATTTATACACTATCGAAGTGGGGCGTATCCGTATGGATGTCTACAAAAACAATAAACTGTACTGGAGCGGCGCGTTAGACCCGGAATTTTACGAAGAACCCTACGAAATGGCTAACGGTTATGAAGTCAGTCTGACGTTTAGCGACTTCGGTATTTTAGACCGTATCAAGTACGATTTATCCGGTATCCAGACGATACGGGATATTATTACTTATGCTTTGCAGCGTGCTGTTATTCTGTATAGCGGACTTAACACAGACTACATAACTACGACATTTACCGATGGTGCCAGCATTACAGGCGGCGGCATATCGGTTAGGTCTGAAAACTTTGTAGATGAGGACGGCGAAGCATCTACGCTGTATGAGGTGCTGGAGGGCATTTTACAGCCGCTGGCAGTCCGAATAGTGCAAAGGGCTGGCACTATCTATCTGTATGACCTAAACGGGCTGTACACCAAAGGAACGCCAAAGGCTATCCAATGGGACGGCGACAGTCAGACGATGGGGACGGATAAGGTGGCGAACAATGTTATAGTATCTTTCAGTCCGTACAGCAGTGCCGAACTGTTAAGCGATGAAATGGAGTACGGCGGTAAATATGACATAGAGCATACGAATTTAACGAGCGATGCGCCTACGGTTGATTATGACGAATGGGGGGAATACTACAGTTATTATCCGGACTACAGCGAAGAACACAGGCAGGGCAGTAACTGGGATTACAATCTAATCGACTTTACTATTTTCATAAACAACCACGGAAGCGGACTAAAGAGTAAGGGGACATGGTGCCGGTACTTTCATATACTGCCTATTACTGGTGGTGCTACTGAATGTACAGGCGTGGCGTATGCTTTCCGTACAGGCGGACACGGTGGCATAAGTACCGGATGGCCCAAATGGAAAGTACATAGCAGGATACCGCGTGCCGGACTTTCCGGCAATTCCGAAATACTGACTACGAACCGCGTATTTTTGCCCAAACTGGATGCCGAAAGCATGAAAAAATACAAAGTGCGAGTAATGGAAGAAGTGCTGATAGATGCGAGATATAATCCGTTATCTGGCAGCACGAGCGGTAACGATGAGGGTAACGATAATGTGGTTAAGACCCGCAGCGGCTTTGTATTCATTCCTGCAAAAATTACGCTGTATGACAAAGACGGAAAAGCCCTATACCATTATAGTAACCGGGAAACCGCAGCTGGAGCGACTAAAGGGCATTTAGGCTACAGTAAGGGCAAATGGGTATCCGGGGCAGACCCCGGCGGCGATTGCTGGCTGGAATACTATAACCCCGATAACTTCGGAGAGGATGCCGGGATTAGAGGCTGGCAAGGAAACCGGCACTGCATAGGTAGACCCGATGGGCGCGGCGGACGTATGGGGCTGGAGATATACGACAGTTTCAAGAAAATGGATGATGGCGAATATATGCCGTATCCGCCAGTAGCCGGGTATCTGGAGATACAAATACAGGAGGGTATATTAGGCTACGACTATGGGCAGAGAGTAGATAACTGCGGATTTGGCAGCGCGGAAAGCCAGTGGGATAAAAGCGGTATATACAATATGCTGCGCTGGTGCCTATATAAAGCCCCGGTAGTAGACGTGGTAAATAATAATCTGATATTTGATGCGGCAGAGCTGGAAGATGTAGAGTATAGCGGATATATCAATAAATCGGCAAAAGAGGAAATAGACATAGATACTATATGCGGTACTGCTGTATCCGTTTGCCCTACCGCCAAAGGCTGCTACCACAGAACTAAGACCGGCGAACAGTTACAGGAACTGACCCGCGCAGGCGTGACAGACCACCCGGAAAAGCTGCTGATAGGTACTATCTACAGCCAGTATGCCGACAGAAAAACAACGCTATCCGGCGAGGCTGTGATAGATGACGGACTGCATTACTACACCGAGCAGAACCAAGGCGATAAACGGTTTATGCTGATGAGTGAGGAACAGGATATTATAGCGGACTGCACGGATGCGGAATACTGCGAGTTTAGACCCGATGAGTACGAAAGTATAGAAGAAGTAAAGTAATACCGATATGGATAAGCAATATACCTCAAAAATAACACTTCGGACACCGAGGCCACGCAGTGAACGTCTGCGGGAGCAAGGTATAGGCGGTGGAACTACTACCGTAGTGATGAGCGGAGCCGGTGGCGGCGGTAGCACCGTAACGGGCGATGGGCATACGCACGGTAATTTGTCTGCACTTAACGAGATTTCCACAGACCGGCAGGGCTATATGTATCTGACCCAGATACGGGAAAAAGAAGATACCGAAACCGGGGAAACCACGACCGAACAAGTAACCGAAAAGGTAAAAGCCGGGTACGCTGATGTCGCCAAAGACCTAAGCGAAGATAGCCCGGTACGGGAGCAGTTTTTATCCCGTTTGGTGGATGATGTCGCCAAAGGTAATCTGACCTTTGAAAAGATGCTGACTGTGTTAGGGCTTTCCATATTCAAGTCTGGGGCGCAGTTTGGCGAGTTTGTAAAATCGCTGTATGCCGGTAAGGGCGCAGGGATAGACCAGCAGGGAAATGCGGAATTTGAAAGCGTCCGGGTGCGCAGCTACTTTGAGTGCATGGAGTTAATAATTAACCGCCTATCTGCCATAGAGGGCGACCAGTTATTAACGGAGGCTGACACCATAGAGAGCGTGGACGATTTGGGCGATAACTGCTACGGTCTGCATCTGCGCAGCAAATGGGAGGGCTATTTTACAGCCCAGTACCCTAACAACGTGCTGAAAGGTATAATTAACACGCTGGCGACCGGAAGCGGCGTATATTATACCAGTTGGATGCGGGTAAATAGCGTGAACACGGCTAACAACTATATCGAAGTAACGCTGTATCCGGGTGAGGAAACCCCGGCAGGGACTAATTACCCACCGTGCGAAATGATGAAGATAGCCCGGTGGGGAAACCAGACGGATACCACACGCCAGAGCTGCATATACTTATCCAGCACTGAGGGGCGGATAGTCCGGCTGACCGGTGTAACAAAGCCTATCATAGATAGCACCAATTACGGGGCGACCTTTGGCGAACTGCCGGAGTTTCTGCGCGAACTGGATTTGCCGATAGCGGAGGGGCAAGACTATCTGTATGCGCGTGGCATAGTCGTACAGGACATAATCCGCATAGACTATCAAGGCAAGCCGGTTAGCGAGATAGTAGACCGTGGCCCGTGGAGTGCCACAGGCGATTACTACTGTGAGGCGTTGAACCCGAACACAGGCAGGTACGAGATTTCGGACGTGTGGTATAACGGGTGTAAATACCGCTGCGCCAAAACCGGCACGACCACAGCCCCGGCGTGGAATAACACCGACTGGGCGATGGTGGAGGGAAACCCGGATTTTACCGTAGATTTTGCCGAAACCGACTATCTGTTTGACCCGGACAAATTTAATCTGACGCTGACCATAATAGCCCGGCTGTACAACATGGATATAACGGCAGACATTCTGGATGCTGATGTACAGTGGACGCGCTACAGCGAAGATGCTAACGGCGTGGAGCGTGTAGCATCCGATAATGCGTGGGCATTGAAGCACGCCGGGGCTGGCAAGTCCATAGACCTAACGGTAGAGGATTGCGACTTTAACGGATATGTGCCAAAGGTGCTGAAATTCATAGCCACGGTGACGCTGCGGGACGGAATGGGTAACGAAGCTGGTACCGCAAACGCAGTTTTCCAGTATTAGTAGAAAGGAGTATTAGATATGAAAAAGATTTTAGACTATTTCGGAGTAGACGGTTTGCTGCATATTATCTGCTGTATGGTGATTATGCAGCTGTTAGGTAACTTTTTGCCACTGTGGGCAGCGGTTTTGATTACCGCCGCTATCGGTCTGGGCAAAGAATTTATTTGGGATAGGCGGCTGAAAAAAGGCACGTTTGAGAAACGCGACCTGCTGGCAGACGCTGTAGGCATTGTTTTAGGTCTGATTTAATCCGGGTGGCGCATGAAAACAAGACGGTTTGATTTTAACTGGAAGCCGCTACAGCTGCAAATATCATTTTCTGTAGATGGCAGCGTGCCAGATAAGCAGAACTACAGCACCGACACGCAGGAATATACGCCGGATTATACGCTGACACCGCTAATAATCCAGCCTATCGTATCCGTGATAGACAAAGACGAAGTGATAGGCGCAGGGCGCATTAACCACGCACTGACAAACATACGCTGGTACGAGAATATCAACGGCACGCAGACGCTGATAGGAACTGGAAACAGTAACTACGAGATAACCACCAGCGGCGGCAGCGCAGGGCGTATCAAGGTAAAGAGGAACGCAGAGCCGAAAGTACCTATTACGCTGGTATTCTATGCCGAGTATGTAGACAGCCGCACCGGGCAGGTGATGATTATACAGGGCAGTTATTTAATCAGCTGCGGCAGTGCATCCGACCAAGTGCGGGTAGAACTGGACGCAGCCGACCAGACGATATTTAACCCTCTGTCAGACCCGCAGACGCAGACCGTTAAGGCTACGGTATGGCTGGGTGATAAGGTGTGCGACAGCAGTAAATATGCGCTGGTGTGGGAAGTGCTGGACGGCAGCACGTGGCGCACCGCAGGAAGTGACGCTGTAATGGACTACGATATTACGGTGAACAGTAACGGCACGGTAACTATTAACCGCTGGCTGATGGGAGATGAAATGTATCTGCGGTGCCGGGTGAAGTACAGCGCGGACGGCAACCCCGGCAGCGTGGCTTTGACCGATGCCAGCCCACAGGCTATAGCCAGTTTCATACGCCGGATACCTAAGTACGAGTTTGATTTTACAGGCGTACCGTATAACATTCCGGCGGGTCTGCTGAACATAGCACCCACGGCGATTATCCGGACCACCAACGGGGGAAAGGAACTGTTACCGCTGTGGTATATAGCCACGAACAAAGCCAGCGGCAGTTTAAGTTATTCACTGGTGGCGCACGGCAAAAGCCCGATAATCCCTACCGCCAAAATGGATGACAACTATGGAGGGGTAATCGGTCTGGACGTGAAAGACAGAGGATATGCCGGAGCGTGGGAAGATGGCACGGACGATGCGATTTTCTGCGATGCGGACGGCGATATTTTGATTATTCACTAAAAACCAATATAGGCGATATGGCAAGATACATTAAAGCAAACGGAAAGGTAGCGGAATACCTTAAATTAGAGAATGACCGTAATAAGGTTACGGACGGTAACTATCTGCTTTGGCAGGCTGATATGCTGGCTTTCGGCAGGCTAACCGAACTGCCGCAGATTTTGGAGCAAATAGGCGGTCTGGCATTGCAAGCGCATGAAGCCAGAGAGGAACAGGACGGCACGGTAGTTAGGAAACTGCCGGTAGCGACCGACCCCCGGTTTGTCGTAGAGGAAGCCACGGAACAGCAGCCGGGCAATATCGACACGCCTACGGACGTGCCGGAAGCTGGTACGGATACGGAGGCAGGCGAAGAACCGGCACCCGAACCAGAGCCAGAACCGGAAAGCCCGGAAGATGGGCAGGATGAAAACCAGCCCGTAACAGAGGAACCGGGCGAAGTGACCGACCCGGAACCAACCCCGACCGATGGCCAGGCCACAGCATCCGAGGAAACCGAAACGGCAGACCCGGCACCCGAAGCAACGGAAGAAGCCGACCAGCCGGAAGCCGATACCGGCGATGATGAGGGGAAAACAGAAACGACCATTAAAGAAGAAACGGAGGCTTAACCATGAGTACAGCAAGCACCAGCAGAACGATTAAGTTTATCAGCAAGGCAGGCACGTACACTGCCGTAATCATGTCGCCAAACGGCGATTTGTACCAAGAGTACGAGGGAACGCCAAACGATGCCACAGCCGTTTATCCGGACTTTACCACGATGAAACCTATACTGTATTTCGTCTGCACCAGCAGCCGTGTAGCAGAGGGCGTGGCAGACCCGGACGCGATGGAATACTATTTTAACGACCAAAAGATTTCATTTAGCGGCGGCGTATCGACTGGCACGTTTGCCGGATATTTCAAGACGGTAGCACCGAGCGGCGACCAGTTATATTACGGTCTGCAAATCCTCAAAAACATAGCCGCACTGGCAGGCTACGCACCCGCTGTTATCAAGATGGTAGCCACTATCAGTTACGGCACGCAGAGCGACCAGATACAAGCCACGTACACTATCCCGATACAGCAGGCTACCGGAAGCAGCTACCGCGTGACTATCGCCGCAGGCGACAGCAAAAATTTCGTGATTACCGAAAAGGGCGGCAGCTGCATACTAAAGGCGATGGCATACCAGAGCGGTAACGCACTATCCAAAGGCTTAACGTATGTGTGGGAAAAGATGGGCGCGACCGGATGGGAAACGCTTTCCGGCAAGACTGCGCAGACGCTGACCGTGAACGCCAGCGACATTAACACCTATGGCGAGTACCGGGTACACGTCTACCGTGACGGCGCGGAAATAGGTACGGATATACAAAGTGTGATGGATGCCAGTGACCCTTACGACATAGACCCGCACCCCAGCCCGGAAGATGAGGCGATAACGGAGGACACCAGCGGTAACGGGCAAGTGACCTATACGCCAGTGGTGGTTAAGCGCGGCACGTCCACAAAGGCACTGGATACGCAGTTTTATTTCGTGCTGAAAGATGCGGCAGGCGTGTATCTGAACACCGACCGGGGAAC